CAAGATGTGTAGCATCTCCTGCTAATGAATCTGCTTACTTAAATGATCTTCCTGGAAATAAATCTTTAACTATGTTGTTAAATATGTCAGCTAGTGATGAAAGAATGAGTCCTATGATTAACTTAGATCATGCTGGAGTTACATTTGTTAATAATAGAATTAATAAACCTATTTCTAATTATGCAACTGATTTCAGATCTAATTTAAGTATTAGAGATCCTGATGCATTCCTTTATGTAACCAAGAATGTAACATTAGAAAATCCAGCAACATCATTGCAGGTAATTCTTGATGGATATGTTCCTGATGTTTGTGATGTTAGAGTATTCTATGCTTTAAATCAGGATGGTCCTGTTAAAGATGCTATCTTTGTTCCTTTCCCAGGATATAAGAACTTAAATACTAATGGAGATATTATTACTCCAACTGATAATGATGGTGCAGCAAATAAGAAGGTTCCTAAAGTTGATACTTATGTTGCAGAACCACATCAAGGACTTTATAAGGAATACACTTATAGTATTGAAGATTTAGATCCATTTAAACAATTCAGAATCAAGATTGTTGGAACATCTACTGATTCTGCTGTTGTTCCTCAATTCCAAAGACTGCGTGCTTCCGCTCTTGCATAATTATGGCTTTAATTCCTGTAGAAGATAATCCTGGACTTTTTAGAGATGAACAGTCTGGGGCTATTATTAATAAAAATAGAAGTGATTTTGATATCTACGTAAGTAGTAGAAAAAAGATGAGAACAAAGGCACAAAGAATTGAAACTCTTGAAACCAAAGTTGATAATTTGACTAATGATATTGGTGATATTAAATCTATGCTCCAATCTTTAGTAGGTAAGTAAAATGGCAAATAACACTATTACATTTGATCCAGATGCTGGAGTAGCTTACGGTGTTAATCTAACTATTCTTTCTGGAGCAGATTTTAAATCAACTTTTTCTGTTCTTAAACCAGATAAGTCTGCTTATAATTTAACTGGTTATAGTGGATCTTCACAGATGACCAAATCTGTTGCTATTGGAGCAACGTTGGGAGTAGGAGCAACTTTCACTGTAGGAATTACTAGTGCAGCAGGTGGTGAATTTGAAATATCTTTAGGTTCTACTACTACAAGAAGTTTGAAAAAAGGAAGACATGTATATGATATTCTAGTAAGTTCTGGATCTACAATCTATAGAATGGTAGAAGGAGATATATTGGTACAAGGAGGTATTTCCTCCGCTCCATAAATAAGTAAAAGGTAAACTATATTCATGGCGCAACCATCATCAAGACAAGAATTAATAGATTATGCTCTTAGACAGAACGGTGCTCCTGTTTTAGAGATTAATGTTGCGGAGGAGCAACTAGAGGATTTGATGGATGATGCTATCCAATTCTATCAAGAAAGACATTATGATGGAGTTACAGAGAATTATTTAAAGTATAAAATAACTCAAGGAGATATTGATAGAGGAACTGCAAAGGCAGATGGTGGTTCTGGAATTGGATCTATGACTGCTTCATCAGATATTGCTGGTAATGGAACTACAGAATTTAAGTTTTATGAAAGTAGTAATTATCTGCAAGTTCCTGCTAATGTAATTGGGATTAAAAATATATTTAAAGTTAATAGTACTAAAGCAATGGGCATGTCTGGAAACATGTTCAGCTTTAAGTATCAATTAATGATGAATGACATATATTATTGGGGAAGAATGGAATTATTGGGATATACTATGGCTATGAGTTATTTGGAAACTATGAATTTCCTTTTGAATACTCATACTAGATGTAGATTTAATATGAGACAAGATAGGTTATATATTGATATTGATTGGAATGAGGTTACTGCTGGTGATTATTTAGTTATAGATTGTTATCTTGGATTGAGTCCAGAATCTTATACTAAAGTTTATAATGATAGATTTTTGAAGAAGTATCTTACTGCTTTAGTTAAAAGGCAATGGGGTCAAAATTTAATCAAATTCCAAGGGGTAAAACTTCCTGGTGGAATTGAATTGAATGGAAGACAAATATATGATGACGCTCAAGGAGAACTAAGTGAAATACGTGATGAAATGCTTAGTACTTATGAGACTCCTCCACTAGACATGATTGCTTGAGGTAGAACATGGCACTTAATCCATATTTCTTACAGGGAGCTAAAAGCGAACAAAGTTTAGTCCAAAGTCTTATCAACGAACAGTTGAAGATGTATGGAGTAGATATCTATTACATTCCTAGAAGATATATTAGTCAGAATACTGTTATTAGAGAAGTTGTAGAATCTCAATTTGATTCTGCTTATCCTATTGAGGCATATATTGATAGTTATGAAGGATATGGTGGACAAGGAACACTTCTTTCTAAGTTTGGTATACAAAATGTAGATGATTTGACTCTTGTTATTTCTAGAGAAAGATATGAGACTTATATTACACCTCTTATTAAAAATATACCTAACATTGAACTAGCAACTAGACCTAAAGAAGGGGATCTTATTTACTTCCCATTAGGAGATAGATTGTTTGAAATTAAGTACGTTGAACATGAACAACCATTCTATCAACTTAAAAAGAATTACGTTTATCAACTTAGATGTGAACTCTTCCGTTATGAGGATGAGGTTATTGATACAGGAGTTGAGACAATTGATGATGAAGTAGAACAACTAGGATATATTCAGACTCTTACTTTGATAGGAGCTGCTGTTACTGCTACTGCTACAGCATCTTATGTTGCTACAGGCGGTGTTCAGAAAATCTATATGACCAATATGGGTGCTGGTTATCAAGATCAACCTTTAATTGGTATATCTTCTTCACCTGCTGGTTCTGCTAATGCTGTTGGTGTTGCTTCTGTTTCTACTACTTGGACTGATTGTGATACTGGTCTAACTGATGGAAAGATTGCGGCAATTCATATATCTAATGCAGGAGCTGGATATACAGAAGCACCTTGGATTACTATTCAAGATCCTACTGGATTTGGTGTAGGTGCTGCAGCAACTGCAGGAATTACAACTCTTGGTTCTATTGGTGTAGTAACCCTTGTTGGTGGTGGTTCTGGATATACTACACATCCAACATTTACAGTATCTGCACCTGGAAGTGTTGGTGTAGGAAGCACTGCTGCATATGGTATTGGTTATATTAACTCTGCTGGTGTTGTTACAACTGCCTATATTACTAATGCTGGTGTTGGTTACTCTGAGGTTCCAACCATTACATTTGAAGCACCAACTGGAGCAGGTGTTGGAGTTGGAACTGGTTCCTATGTCTTTAATGAAACTATTACAGGTCAGACTTCTGGAGCAACTGCAAGAGTCAAGGAATGGGATGCAGTAAATAATACTTTAGAAATTTCTGATGTTAGTAAGGAATTTGTTGCAGGAGAAACTATTTTAGGTAATAATTCTGGTGCTTTATTTGGTTTATTAAAAGTTAATACTGATGATTTGGTATCTGGTTTTGCTGAAAATGATGTATTCCAATCAGAAGCAGATTCTATTTTAGATTTTACTGAAAAGAATCCATTCGGAACACCTTAATTTTATTTTGTTAAATAGTAAGTATAATGGTATAAAATAATGTTTGAGTATTTTTACAACGAGATCTTTAGATCTGTAATTATTGGATTTGGATCTTTATTCAATGGACTTGAAGTTAAGAGTGGTAATTCTATAGTTAAAGTTCCTTTAGCTTACGGACCTACTCAAAAGTTTCTTGCGAGAATGCAACAAGAAGCAGATTTAAATAAACCTGTTTCTATGACACTTCCTAGAATGTCATTTGAATTTTTAGGTCTTCAGTATGATCCAACAAGAAAATCCACACAGACTCAAACAATTGTTAATCAAACTCCTGATGGAGCAACAGTAAATAAAAATTATGTTCCTGTTCCTTATAATATGAAAATTCAATTGTCTATAATGACAAAATTGAATGATGATATGCTTCAAATAACAGAACAGATATTACCATATTTCCAACCTGCTTATAATCTTCCAATTAAGTATTTGGGAAATTTAAAAGAATTAAGAGATGTTCCTATTCAGTTAGATAACATCCAAATGGAAGATGATTATGAAGGAAATTTTGAGACTAGAAGAGCATTAATTTATACTTTAGATTTTACTGCTAAGACTTACGTATTCGGTCCTATTGCAGATGTTACTGGAGATGTTATCAAGAAGGTTTCTGTTGGATACGTTGCTGGTTCCAGTGCTAAGGGTGTTGCTCCTTCCAGAGATGTTACTTATAGTGTAACTGGAAGAGCAACCAAGGATTACACTGGTGATGTGGTAACTCTTATTGCTGAAAATGTTGATCTCTTAGAGACTGTTATTGAAGTAGATGATGGTACTAAGATTGAAGCAGAGAAGTATGTGTATATTGGTCAAGAAGAGATGTATGTTGAGTCTGTAACGGGTAATAAGATGACTGTTAAGAGAGCTCAAGATAATACAGTAGTTCAGAATCATGTTAAGGGAGCACAGGTCTTGGGTATCAATTATCCAGGAACTGATGATAATGAGCTCATTGAATTTGGTGATGATTTTGGATTTGATGGAAGTATATCATAATGGAAGACACTCTTGACATAACTCCTACTGAAGTTTCTCCATTAGAGAAACCTGATAGATTAAAAAAGGATGATGTAGAAAAAGACTATGAGTATACTCGTGGTAATCTTTACAGCATTATAGAAAAGGGTCAGGAAGCAATTAATGGTATTCTTGAATTAGCACAAGATAGTGAAATGCCTAGAGCATATGAAGTTGCTGGTCAGTTAATTAAGAGTGTCTCTGATGCAACTGATAAGTTGATGGACTTACAGAAGAAAGTAAAGGATGTTAATAAAGAGGAAGAAGCAAAAAGTCCTACTACAGTTAATAATGCACTATTTGTTGGTTCTACTGCTGAATTGCAAAAGTTATTAAAGAAAGGAGGTAAAGATGGATCAAAATCTGGATAGCTTCTTTTCTATAATAGGAGAAGAAAAGAAGAAAAAAGAAGAAGAGCAAAAAGAATTAATAGGTGACATATCTCTTGAAAGTATGTTTCAAGATATAGCAGTAGAGACTGCTCGTGTTAAAAAAGAATTACAAGAAAAGGAAAAGGAGAAAGAAGAAGAAAGAAAAAGATTAGTTGCTGATGCTAAGATTTTTGAGAATTTTATCTTTTCTGAACCTAAGAAAAAAACTAAGAAAAAAGCAAAGAAAGATGATTATGAAGAAATAAAACAAGAGATTGGTAGTAAAGATAAACCAGTTAAACCTGCTGTTGATGAAATTGCTACAGAAGAGACTACTGCAGAACACGCAATTAAAATATTAGATACTATTAATGAGAAGACTGGAAAAGAAATAATAAAGGAAAATACTACTGAATCTGAAATTGCTATATTGAGAAAAGAACTAGATGTATTAAAAAATATTGTCCACACTCAAGGTGGTGGAGGAGAAGTTCGTCTTGAGTTCTTAGATGATGTTGATAGAGATACAGCAAAAGTTAATGATAAAGTTCTTAAATATCAATCTTCTACTGGTAAATGGGTAGGTGGTTCTGCTGCTGGAATAGGAACAGAAGATAGTGTTAATACTACTGGAATTATAACTGCTAGTGCTTTTGTTGGACCTTTAACAGGAAATGTTGATGGAACCACTGGTACATTTAGTGGAAATATAAGTGCTGTTAATGCTACCTTTAGTGGAGATGTATCTGTAGGTGGAACTTTAACTTATGAGGATGTAACTAGTATTGATTCTGTTGGATTGATTACTGCTAGAAGTGGAATAGATTTAGGTGGTTCAAATATTGTTAGAATAGAAGGTGTAACTTCTACAAAAACTTCTACTGCACAAGCATCAATAGATACCTTTAGTTCATCTACTTATTCTGCTGCAACTTATCAAGTTCAAATTAAGAAAGGAAGTGATTATCATACTACTTCTATAAACTTACTTCATGCTGGAGGAAATGTTTATATTAGTGAATATGGAACAATTAAGACTGGAATTAGTCTTGCTACTTTTGATGCAGATATAAACAGTGGTAATGTTAGATTGTTAGCAACACCCACTTCTAGTGATTCTACTGTATTCAAAGTTTTTAGAACTACAATGAATGCCTAAATATAAAAAAGTGTCTGAGAAAGATGGCAAGTCCTATTGTTGAAAAAGTATTAGATAGATTAGATGGAGAAGCTTCTCTAAAAATTCTAGAATCAAATTTTAATACATCTCGTCCTAAATTATGGGCAAGAGCAAAAGAATTAGCAGAAGAAAGATTTGGTGTATATGGAGTTAAGGCTCATTCTTGGGCATATAAATGGTATCAACAAAAGGGTGGTGTTTTTGAAGAAAACAAACCTGATTATTTAGATTTTGATAAGGATGGTGATAAGAAAGAGTCTATGAAGAAAGCTCTTAAGGATAAGAAAAAGAAAGGACATGATTGTGCATCAAAGGTAAAGCATGAAGAGTATGGTATAGGTAATTGCATTAAAGGAATGCACACTCTTGATGAGTATAATAAAGTAACTCACTATGATGTTGAGTTTGAAGAATATATTGTTGAAAATGTTCCAGTAGATCATTTAGAGATTCTTGAGGGAATGTATCATGAACATACTATTAATCATGATAAAAATAGAGAAGTTCTAGAACATCATCAAAAGGATGCTGATGGTAATACTATTCCTCATGAAGAAATAGAAGAAGCAGCAACTACTAGAATTCCTGCTCAAAATGGTAATGTCTATGAGTTAATGTATAGTTGGAGAGGTAAAACATACTACTGTAAGATGTTCTTCCCTCAACCAAATAAACCAAGTAAGGGTGATGTTGAGGTAGCATTAAACAAAGTATATCCTAGTTCTATTTTAAGAAACTATTATATATCTGCTGTTAATTATGGTGATCCATATATCCATGTAGGGCAAGGAGACGGTTTTACTGACAAATAACTGAGGTTATATTATGAGTGCTGACATATATCTTGGTAATCCTAATTTAAAAAAGGCTAATACCCAAGTTGAATTTACTGCTGATAATATTGAGGAGTTTATTAAGTGTAAGGAAGATCCTGTATACTTTGCAATGAACTACGTCAAGATTGTGACGTTGGATGAAGGTCTTCAACCTTTTCAACCATATGATTTTCAAGAAAGATTAATTAATAATTTTCATCATAATAGATTTAATATATGTAAGATGCCTCGTCAGACAGGTAAATCTACTACTGTTGTGGCGTTCTTACTTCATTATGCTGTTTTTAATCCTAGTGTTAATATTGGTATTCTTGCTAACAAAGCAGCAACTGCAAGAGAACTTTTAGGTAGATTGCAGATTGCTTATGAGAATTTACCTAGATGGATGCAGCAAGGTATTATCTCTTGGAATAGAGGTTCATTGGAGTTAGAAAATGGTTCTAAAATCTTGGCGGCTTCCACTTCTGCTAGTGCTGTTAGGGGTATGTCTTTCAACATCCTCTTCTTGGATGAGTTTGCTTTTGTTCCCAATCACATCGCTGATGATTTCTTTAGTTCTGTTTATCCTACTATTACTTCTGGTAAAAGTACAAAAGTAATAATAGTTTCAACTCCACATGGTATGAATCATTTCTATCGTTTGTGGCATGATGCTGAAAGACAAAAGAATGAGTATATTCCAACTGATGTTCATTGGACTGAAGTTCCTGGTAGAGATGAAAAATGGAGAAAACAAACTATTGCTAACACATCAGAGCAACAGTTTAAAATTGAGTTTGAATGTGAATTTCTAGGTTCTGTTGATACTCTTATTGCTCCTAGTAAATTGAGAAGTTTTGTGTATGAAAATCCCAAACAAAGAAATGCAGGATTTGATGTATATGAATCACCAATAGAA